TACATGACGAGATACAATCGGAGGTGGCTACAGAACAAGCAGAGAAGTTCGGCTGGCTCGCAGTCGAGTGCATCAAGGCGGCTGGTCTATCATTTCAACTCAGATGCCCCCTTGACGGAGAGTACAAAGTGGGAACAACTTGGGCTGAGACTCACTGAGGAGGGGGTTGTGAACGTAGCCAGAGACATTACAGAAAAACACTGTTCTAAGTGTAACACAGTAAAACCAGTGGAGGAGTTTTACAAACACAAATTGGTAGGCTACGAAACTTACTGCAAGCCCTGCCAAAACGAGAACAGCAGAATCAACAGCAAGAACGCTATGTACGTGAACGGAAAGAGGATACCAAAGTCTCACCCGTTGCACAAACCCGGTAGGTACAGGACGTTTGAGGACGCCGCCTTCAGTAGTCTCGCAAAGTACGAGTTGAGCAAGGAAGGACAGGTGTACATCATTACCAACCCTAACTTTAACGGATGAGTCAAGGTCGGTATGGCTGTGGACTCAGAGGATAGACTCAACGGTTACCAAACGTCTTCACCGTTCAGGGACTACGAGTTGTTCACTTGTTGGTCTGTGACCGACAGACGGTCTGCTGAATCAGACGCACACAGTCTTCTAGATACAAAGTATGACCGCAAGGGTGAGTGGTTTAATTGCACACCAGAGCAAGCACAGTCAGCTATCGCTGAACTCATGGAGCAACACAAATGAACAAACTTTACTCACTGGTAGACGACATATACAACGTAGTGTCTACCAAAGAAGTACCAGAGGACGTTGATCTGTACGATGAGATTGACCGCTTTGGCGAGAACTGCAAGCGACTCATGGCAAACCTGTTCACAGAGAAGCGTGACGGACGCAAGTTACGTATGTCTAACATTGGGCGTGATGATCGTTACCTCTGGAACGTAGTGAACAACTCTGACGTAGAAGAGGACATGACGCCTAACACCTACGTCAAGTTTATGTACGGGCATCTGATAGAAGAGATGCTACTGTTTTTAACTAGACTATCAGGACACGAAGTTACAGATGAACAGAAGCAGTGTGAGGTTCAGGGCATTACAGGCTCTATGGATTGTAAAATTGACGGTGTTGTCACAGATATTAAATCTGTCTCGTCTTTTGGGTTTAAAAAATTCAAGGACGGAAGTTTGGCTTATGATGATCCGTTTGGATACGTTGCTCAAATTAAAGGGTATGCCCATTCAGAAGGTGAAACCAAGTTTGGCTGGCTAGCGATGGACAAACAGAACGGACACCTGACGTACCTCATGTACGACTCTGAGGACACACAGGCTCCCGTCCACGAAAAGATTGGCTACGACATAGAGGAGCACATCAAACGTGTAAAAAAGCTAGTAGAGCAACCGGAGCCGCCAGAAGTTTGCCACGAAACCGTACCAGATGGCAAAAGTGGAAACAGAAAGCTCGCAGTCGGTTGTTCGTACTGTCCTTACAAATTTACCTGTTGGCCCGAAGTAAGAACCTTCATCTACTCAAGTGGTCCAAGATATTTAACAGAGGTGTTTAATGAGCCGAAGGTCACGGAAATCCAAGCTGGGTAACTTTAGGTCGGAGTTTGAAAGAGATGTTGCAACGCAGTTACAACCATTTGGCTTTAGCTACGAACCGTTCCAAATCCCGTACAGGATTGAACGAAAGTACACACCAGACTTTGTGTACGAACTCAACGGACGGACGTATCTCGTTGAGTGCAAAGGATACTTTAGAGCAGGAGATACGCAGAAGTATAGAGCGATCTCTCAGTGTCTCCCAGAGACGCAAGAACTCATATTTGTACTGATGAAGCCTAATCAGAAAGTGAGTAAAAGTACCAAACTTACTATGGCAGAATGGTGTGACAAGCACGAGATTTTATGGTATAATATAGATACACTTAAGGAGTTGGTTAGTTATGTCTCTGACACTAGAAGAAATTAAGGAGAAGTTGTTGATGTTTTATGATCCTGATGATCTTCTGGAAGCCTTACAGATCTCATCAGAAGAAATACTGGATAGGTTTGAAGACAAACTACTCAGGAAACTGGATAATTTTTACGAGGAACTAGAGGAAGAAGAGGGAGAGTATGCAGAATGAGTGGAATATGACTGAAGAAGATTGTAAAAAGTACGCCAAAGACTGTCAGGAGCTACGCAAGAGCTGGGCAGTTACGTGGGGTGGGCCATTGAACTTTAAATTAACAGCTAAAGATCATCACGATGCTACTCTCATGGGTCAAGATACTGTCAGGCTCTGTGAGATGCAGGGTATTGTCCCTAGGATGAAAGACAAGAAGGGCATGGATACGCGAACTAAAAACAATGTACTCGCGTTCAAGGCAGAGTTTTTATTCGCTCGTTTGTTTAATCTACCTCTGCCTGTTGTAAATGTCTTGTCTGATGGCGGTATAGACTTTTGGTTGGGTGAAACATCAGTAGACGTTAAGTGTAGTTCGCACACTGACGGACCCTTAATTTTTGACGATGAAAAAGCCTTTGCCGCTGACTTTGCAGTACTTTACGGCGCAACTGACGACCCTAAAGTTTTAAAGCTAAACGGCTGTATTGACAGGAACACTTTCTTTAAAAAAGCCTACAAAAAAGACTTTGGTTACGGAGAAAGATTTGTAATGAGGGCTGACAGTCTAGACCCTATAGAAAAACTATGGAGAGTTTACGTTGAAAAAAATCTGACGGAGAACAACCATGAGCCTTGATAACGCTACGCCAGGAGAGTGGGACAGAGTGTCTAAGACATCTATAGGTAAACTGTATCACCCTAGCGACAAACACAACCCTGTGACACAACCCGATCACTACAACAAGGGAGCGATAGAGGCCATTGAAGCAATCAAGGCGTCCATGCACCCGCAAGAATTTAAGGGCTATCTCAAGGGTAACTGCCTGAAGTACCTCTGGCGTTACGAATACAAGAACGGGATAGAGGATCTAAAGAAAGCACAGGTCTACCTTGGATGGCTCATCAAAGAGGTAGACAAATGAAAGTTATAGACGGCAAGTTTGGTAACAAAAGCGAAGACAAGAAGGAGATCACCACATCAGAGTTTCTGTCGGCGTTTGTAGTCAAAGCACTGCAACACGAGGAGGAGGGACGAAAGGTAAAGGTGGCTGTTGTGATGTACGAAGACGGCGAGATGTTTGAAGTAGCGTCCAACGAGCAGTACCCAGACGGCGTGTATATGCTTCTGCAAATGGCGTCACAGGCAATCATTAACGAAACACTAGGAGTAACAGAATGAGAATAAGCGATGTAAACATACGTAATGCCACCAACGGATTCATACTTGAGTGGTACGATGACGAAAGCAAGATTATGATTTACGACACGATGGACGCACTGATTGCCGCAATTAGAGAACTACTGGAGGACTGATGGACGCATATCAACAGTACATACACAAGAGTCGCTACGCTAGGTACTTGCCAGAGGAGAAGCGTAGGGAGACTTGGGAAGAAACAGTCAGCCGGTACTTAAACTTCTGGGGCGATAAACTCCCAGAGACTTCACGTAAGGAAGCTTACGAGGCTATCCACAACCTAGACGTAATGCCATCCATGCGAGCACTGATGACAGCAGGGGAAGCACTGGAGCGTGACAACGTAGCAGGGTTTAACTGTAGTTACCTACCGATAGATCACCCCAAGGCATTTGACGAACTGATGTACATTCTGCTGTGCGGCACAGGTGTGGGCTTCAGTGTAGAGCGACAGTACGTACAGAAACTACCAGAGGTAGCGGAGACATTTCATGCAACCGATACAGTTATTAATGTGGCGGATTCAAAGATCGGATGGGCGAAATCGTTTAGGGAGTTGGTATCACTGTTGTATTCAGGTCAGATTCCCCAATGGGATACAAGCAGAGTACGACCTTCAGGTGCCCCGCTCAAAGTTTTTGGAGGTAGAGCAAGTGGTCCAGAACCTCTGCTTGAACTGTTCAGATTCACAGTTGAACTCTTTCAAGGCGCGTCTGGCAGAAAGCTTAGCTCCGTTGAGTGCCACGATCTTTGCTGTAAGATTGCTCAAATCGTCGTTGTCGGAGGAGTCAGACGATCAGCCCTCATCAGTCTCAGCAACCTCACAGACGACAGACTCCGACGTTGCAAGCACGGACAGTGGTGGGTAGATAATCCCCAGCGTGGGCTGGCAAACAACTCTGCTTGCTACACAGAGAAACCAGACTTTGAGGCATTTCTAAATGAGTGGACCAGCCTATATGAATCCAGATCAGGAGAGCGAGGAGTATTTAGTAGAGTCGCAAGTCAAAAGCAAGCTTCAAGAAATGAACGAAGAGATGCTACCTTTGATTTCGGAACTAATCCGTGTAGCGAAATCATCCTCCGACCCTACCAATTCTGTAATCTTTCAGAAGTTGTTGTTAGGCCACAGGATACACTCAACAGCCTCAAACGAAAGGTTCGGATTGCGACTATCCTTGGGACTCTTCAGGCTACCCTCACAGACTTCCGATACCTCAGAAATATTTGGAGAGTAAACACGGAAGAGGAGGCGTTGCTAGGGGTATCTCTGACAGGTATCATGGATCACCCGCTGTTGTCAGGCAGAGGAGACAAGAATGAACTCAAGAAGTGGCTCCGAGCTATGCGTCAGGAAGCAATCAAGGTCAACCAGGAATGGGCTAATAAACTGGGAATACAAGCCTCTACAGCTATTACTGCTGTTAAGCCTTCAGGCACTGTTAGTCAGTTGGTTGATTCTGCTAGTGGGATTCATCCTCGTTATTCTGCTCAGTACATACGCAGAGTTAGGGCAGACGCTCGTGACCCACTTTGTGCCGTCCTAGAGGCCGCTGGTGTCCCTGTGGAGGACGATGTGATGTCCCCCAGTACTAGGGTATTCAGCTTTCCTATCGCCTCTCCAGAGGGCGCTGTGACAGCCTCAGACATGGGTGCTATGGAACAGTTAGAACTGTGGGAGATTTACCAAGATGAGTGGTGTGAACACAAGCCGTCCATGACTTGCTACTACCGTGACTCTGAGTTTCTTGAGGTGGGACAGTGGCTGTACAACAAGTTTGACAAGGTAAGTGGTATATCTTTCCTGCCTTACTCAGACCACACGTACCAACAGGCTCCGTATGAACCGGTGGACAAGAAGACGTTCAACCAGCTTGCTAAGGACTTTCCAAAGGAAATATCGTGGGATATAGAAGAGGCCAGCGATATGACTGAGGGGTCACAACAACTGGCCTGCACAGGGAACAACTGTGAACTATGAGAAAAACAGGATAGAGTAACCTCTGTCTTGCTTGGCTACGTCCTCTGGCTTGTCTTTCGGGTCATGGGGCGTAGTCATTCCCATCTGTTGCATCTTACGAACCTTTTCCTTTGACTTCTGGCACATACTGTGGTAGTCGTGGGGTGTGTAAGATACTGTGTGTTTGTCACTGTTGTTATTTTTCATTTTAATTTTCCTGCTGTAAAGCCATTTTAATCAGATTAAACGCTTTTTGGTTTTGTTCTGCCAATCTTTTTGCTTCACTTTTCTTTATGCCCATGCTAACTAAAGCGGCGGCATCGTGTGCCGCACCAAACTTATTGCCGATAGCGGCTGAAGTAATCATAGCCCCTGCTTTTTGTCCCATTTGATATTCAGGTATGCGAGGATCTACGTTAAAGTTTTCTAGCAGTATTTCCCTAAATCTTACAAGGGCTAGCGGATCGTCGCCAAAGGACATACCAAGTTTTCTTAGACCTGATTCTAAATCTGCTAATTCTTGAGACAAACGAGCGCCAGTAACACCAGAACTAGATAAGTTTTGCATAGCGGCACCTACAATATCAGTAACTTTAGCATCTACAAACTTTTGTCCGGGTTGTACGTATCTAGAAAAAGGAGCCATAGTTGAGATAACAGTGCTTAATTCTTGGTTTACCGCCCTGTACTCATCCACTACGCTTAAAGACTGATTTATGCTTTGACGCATTTCCGCTATTGTTCTCTGCATTTGTTGAGAAACACCAGCCTCTGCAAGCGCAGAAGAATCAATTAGCTCATCCAAAATTTTCTTGGCTTGATGCGCTTGTTTTACCGTTGTTACTCCCATATCTGTTTGCTGATTAAAAATAGCAAAAATATCTTCTATGTTCTTTTTTACAGACCCGAAACCTTTTAAATCAAATTTAGTACCTTTTGCCCAGTTTTCGTCTAATTCTATAGTTACTTTACCTGTTGGGCTTTTTCTAACTGTTGGTCGGACACCCGCCTCTGTTAATAAAGACCCAACACCGGACAAAGACTGACCTATATTTATTTGAGTTTTTCCTAGTTCTCCGTCTACGACTGTTTGAAGCCTTTTTCCTAAACCCTTTCGCTTAGACTGTAACGCTGATAAACGGTTTGTAATAGCGGTTCCTATAGGTTTAGTAGTTCTGTTAGACATGGCGGCTACAGGATTTCCTTTGCCTTGTTCAAAAACTCTAGCCATTTGCGTCATTTGGTTACGAGTAGCTTTTGAGCTGTTTGTAATAACGGCAACGTCTCCTTCCATAATTCCGTTGTCCACCAAGGCTTTTCCAACTTTGTCATCTACCAATCTACCTTTTGAGTCTAACTTTACTGTAGCAACAGAAGGCTCGTAACGTAGCTCTGGATCAAGCAACATTTCTTTTTGCGCTTTCCTAACGTCAGCATCAGTAAGTCTACGCATACCGCCAGGAACTAAAGTCACTCCTTTTATGCCAATTAATTCTAAAGCGGTTACCGGAATAGCCGCCGCAACTCCTGCCAAGTCTGGAGATCCTGTAAACTCAAGTGTTTTATCTTGAAGGTACTTACTAGCAGTTTCTATTGTCTCAGACACAGGCGCAAGAGCTTCACCTATTGCTTGTAGGTTTTCTTGAGCGCCTTGCGACCTAGGCGTGTACGTTAGAGCCTCTTGAGTCTGCTCTATATCTCTAACAGCCCTTCTAAAATCCCCGTATGTGCCTATAAACGTTCCTGCTCCTCGCAAACCAGCAAGCGCACTAGCACCTACAGAAGAACCAATGGCTCCTGCTGTCTCAAGAATCTCATCCATTTTTTGCTGGAACGGCCTAGAAACAACAGATCCACGAGGAACTACAGATTCTTTAGTTTCAATGTCAACTGTAGGACTTGGCGAAGATTTAACCGCCTCTTCTTTAAGTTTATCAAGTTTGGCTATTAAATCAGGATCAGTAACCGAACCGGCTTTAGACACGCTCGTTTGTGTTTTTTGCGCCTTTAGCCGATTCAATTTTTCTATGAGTTCTGGGTCAGTAACAACGGACATTTTAAATTTCCCCGCCTGTTTTGGAACTAGGGCTTAAATTAAAACGATTTTCTTTTGCCGCTTCTTCCAAGTCAATCCATTCTCCGTTAAAATCATAGTATAATTTTCCGTTTTCCTTAAAATATCTATCGCTATCAGGCTCAAGCCCTAGCAAAGAACGCCTAAAGTTTTCATATTGGTGTCTAACTTCTGCTAATTGTTGTTTGAAGTTTTTAGATCCGGGGTCTAAAGCCGCTACAGAAGATTCTAACAGTTTCAATTCAATATTAGAAACTTGCCCCAAAGCTCCTCCTGTTTTTGATCTGTCCCTCATTTTTTGAAGTCTATCAAAAGCAAGATTAGACCTTAAAGTTTGTACATAAGTTTCCATTTGTCTTGCATCAGTTGGAAGAGGAAGCATTTTTGCTATATCATAACCTACTACCCAATACTCATCAGTTAATCCTAGAGCTTTATCAACCGTTTCTAAAACTTGGTCTGTTGCTAAAAGGTCTTGAACAACGTTTTTATCTAGTTGTTCTTCAGTAACAACAGCCTTTAAAACGTCTTTATCACCTGTTTGTATATATTCTATTAAAGATTCAGGGGTTACTGCATCTTTTATAGTACCTAAAGGAAGTAACTCAGCCGCCTCTGAAGGCTCTACGTACTGCCCTGTTTCAGTATTAAAGACCCTGTTTCCGACCACTTTATATTTGTCTCCAAGTTTTTTAGTTGTTACTGACTCGTTAAGTATTTCCATAGCTCTTTCAGGAGACACTTTGTATCCTTCAGCCACGCTAAGATAATTCTGCCTTTTTAAATTACTACGTGAAATATCTTCTTCAGGAGACGCTTGCATCATTCTTGCCATGTTAAACAAGGCTAATTCACCTTTTTGTTGAAGAGCGGTCAAGTCTTTTTCTGTTTGAGTTTCTTGAACACCTGTCAAACGAACAGATTCATCCACCAGCATTTTACCGATGCGTTGCATATTAACATCTGGGCTTGTCATCAGTTCCTGGCCCTTAACTCTTAAGGCATTAGGGTCATTTTGGTTTGCCGCGAGAATCTGCTGGAACTGCTGTTGTGCGCTTTCAGCGTCCTTGCGTTCTTCCCGTGCCGCTATTCCTCCAGCGATACCCCCAAGCATACCCTCTATTCCCTGCCCCAACTGACTAAAAGCCTGACCCATTTGTTGTCCTTGCACTGCCCCGCTCCGTGCCAGCATACCGCCTATATCGTAATTTCCAATAGCCATTTTTTAGTCCTCTTAAATCAGCTTGGAGTAGTCAACAGTTAAGTAACCTTGCTCACCACGGGTTACTGCTTCTGGAATAATCTGTTGAACTTCTTGTGCAAGTACACCGTAAGTTGGGGTATCACCCGCAAGCTCTTTGCCTTTTTCAGTCCAATCCCAAGTGTAAAGATTTATTCCGTTGGGCAGTTTACCAACAGGCTCAATGTTTGTTTTCAGAGATACGTCTGAGTACCGTTTAATTAGTTCGCTTATAACATCAGAAGCCCCTGCTCCAATACCACTGAGCAAACCACCAGCACCGCCAAACATACCAGAGTACAAGCTAGCGAGTCCTGCACGTTGGCCTACTTGACCCTGAAGATTTGCCAGAGACGCCTCAAGATTGTACTCACCTTGCTGTCTACGTGCAACATCAGCAAGAGACGCAATGTTGACAGCAGGAGACAACGCAGAGAGCATAGCCGCCTGTGGGATATAAGCTCCCTGAAGCGCACTCAAGCCAAGCTGTTGTTGTACTTGCTCTAGCCCAAGACCGCCTGTCATCAATCCCATGCCGCCTTGTAGAGCCTGTAGCGCCCTAGCTTGTTGTAAAGCGTCCAGAGATTGTCTTTGTGTTGCCAAATCTGACCCTAAACTAGCAAACTGTGTACCCAGAACCGCCTGTTGCTGTTGCTCTGCTTGTGCTTGAGATATAGCGGCAAGAGCGGCCCTGTTTTGAGCTTCTTCTTGTGCTTTAGCCAACGCAAGTTGCTCTTGAGTACCGCCAAACATGGCTGTGCGTACACCACCACGACCTTGGTTAAACAAACGCTCCTCTAGTGCAAGCCTTTGTCTTTCTTCTTCACCAAGCTGTGTATCCCTGATACGGTCATACACTTCTTGTTCTCTAGCACCCATAGGCATACCGGCTTGGCCCATGAACTGACCACCAAGACCAAACGCCTGTTGTGCCGCCGCTTGTTGACCAGCGAGGCCAAAAGGGTCCATGCCTAACTGCTGTTGGCCCACGCCCAACAACTGTTGTCCAGCGGCTCCTAGTTCAGCACCAGCGGCAGGAGAAGCACCTATTCTAGAGAGTGCCGCAGATTCTAGAGCACTCTGAAGTTGTTGACCTGTTCCACCTAAAGAATAACTAGTTCCTGTAGGACCGCCTGTAATAGTTCCTGTAGGACCTGTGACCGTAAACGGTTGGAACGTAATGTCAGGAGCAACAATTTGCTCTAGGTCATCAGTATATAGCTTTTTAACTTCCGCAGGGATGTTCGTGTAGAGGTCTTCTGCTACGCTCCCTAAGAGATCGCCTAAAATACCCATTAGTAAGTACCTCTGTCTTTATTATAATTAATCATCATAGCGTTTTACCTATCAGTGCTAATACATTCATTTCCTGTATGGACAGTGCGTAGCCGTTGATGTCTGTCTCAAGACCCACGCTGATTACTGAGCCGTAACCTGTTGTGTTAATAGAAGAACGACTAATGATTGTTCCTTCTTCTGAAAACTCTGCTACGTTGTACTCAGACTGTCCGTAGAATCCGGGTGTAGCACTGCTGGTTCTAAACGTGCTAGTGCTGGTTGCTGTTGAAAAGTCGTAAGACCACTTGAGAAATATGTCTGCGTTGTTACCACCAATAATTGTAGGTCTAATCTTTTTCAACATCTTAATCTTAGACGGATCACCAAAGCTCAAGCCGGGGCTGTAGTAACGGAAACGATAAATGTTACCGTTGTCAAAGTAGTTGTTGTACGTTCCTACGCCCGCCGCTGTTCCTATGTATATGTCACCGTTTCTGTCCCTGTGAAAACTTTTAAAGTCTACACTAGGCCATCGTGTTACCCTGTACGCACCGTTCTCCAGTGTACCTCGTATATCAAAGCAGTACACAAGGTTTAGATCAGGAAAGCACAGAAGATAGAAGTAGTTTTCAGGACTGTACACCGTACTAACTGGTTCTGCTTTACCTCTAGTGTTAGCAATCAGTTCCTGTTTGATGTTTCTGCTCAAGTCGGTAATAGGCAAAGACTTTTCTTGTATAGATCGTCCTAAGCTCCTAAGACCTGTCTGCGTCAAGAACAACAAGTCTGTTCCTATGTTCTGTACACTCTTTCTGTCTACACAGCCAACACCCGGAATAGTATCCTGTATAGCCATTGTTGCAGGACTCTCTGCACCGCTGTAGATTAACGTGTTGTTTTCACCAAAGACCACGAGTAAGCCGTTGTGTGCCGCTATAGCTACAACCTTGTCAAACCCGTTAGGCCACGCTTTAGATACATTAATAGATCCGCTAGATCCACCAGAGAAATCGTGTCCTATTAATAGGTCAGACCAGTAGATCGTGTTGTCGTCACTGGCGTTACCTACGCACCACACTCGTCCGTAAGCACCGATAGCCTCGTTGCAGTACTGTGCAGATGCAACAGATGCACCAGCAACAGCAGACATCTTGGTTACTGCACCTAGAGTGTTGCTGTACACAAGAGGCTCGTAGCCACGTTGGAAAAAATAAGCGTAATCGTTAAAGTTAAATATCTTCCAATCGTTAGTTGTAATCGTGTACGCCGCTGGTGTTGCGTCAACCAGTGTCGTTGTACCTGTCATTATTTTGTTGTTACCCGTACTAAAGATTACCTCGTTGTTAGCACTGTCGTAGAACTCGTGTATGTTAGAGAGGTAGTCAGTACCCAACACAGTCTTGTCTGTAGTTAAAACAGCGTTACCCTTACGTGAAGCTAATCGTCCTCGTCTGTCAATGATAGCGTTGTCTGCAATCTCCGCAAAAGACGTATCCTGTGCGAGCGGAGAATCCTCTGTGTTAATCCCCTTGAAAGCAGGAGCAACTAGGTTAATACTCTGTAGTGGCTGGGCCATCTAGTTTCTCCCTACGGTGTGTACCAAATAGTTTCTTCAGGGTGCTTCTGGGCGTCCAGAGCAATAGCGTCAGACAGGTACTTGTCAGCAATAGCAAAGTACTCTGGTGTTGACGTACCGCCTGTCTCCCCACGTTCACGAGCCAACAGAGCTACCGCCATGTGAATCACAGGCTGACTAGGAATAGCCAACGTGTCAGAGTCACCACTCAAGGCTACGTTTCTGATGACGCTCTTGACCTTCAGGGAGTAAACACCGTCAGGCTTAGGGTACACATCAATCTGTGCATCACCAGAGCTGTCTATGCCGCTAAACGTGTAGTACTCTGGCTTACCAGAGGTAGGCGTTTGTACCAAGAACTTGTCGTCAAACCAAGTCTGTGGTCTGTACTCCATCACGAGGTTAGAGGTATCGTTGATGATGTTCAGGATTTTGCCTTGGTCTTGGTAACCCGTGAGAGAGTACGTGTAGTCGTCAGCCGCCGTAGTAATCGTCAGAGTAGACCTAAGATTAGACCAATCCCAAGCGTTTTCCACGAGTTGCTTTGCGTCGTTAATAAAGTCACCAACCATAGCACTGTACGTGTTGGCACTAACAGTCGTTACTGTGTCTTCTCTGAGACGCCTCAGTACGTTGTTTACTAGGTCTAAATATGTCATACGTAATCCTTGAACATACCACTCAAAAAGTCAGTTATAGGAAATTCCATTTTAGCTAATAGTTGTGGGTCGCCTGTGATCTCAAAAGACTCTAAATCAAACATTCCAGAGCCTCCAGCGGCACCCCCGCCGCCTCCACCGCCACCACTAGGAGGTTCTGGAGGAGGGGCTGTACCACACTCGTCTGGGTTAGCCGCCGCGTACTCAGCGCAAGTACAGTCGTTACAGTCAGTAGTGCCGCCACACGTGTCTTGATTAGCCGCCGCATACGCTGGATCATCACACGGGTTAGTTACTGACTCTTGTACACATTTTTCTACAGTGCCATCGTACACGTACCCAGCTTTACACGGGCCACAGCTACCGTCTTCTCTTACAGTAGCGTTAGGATCGTCACACTCGTAACCACCACCGCCACAGCCAGCGTAACCCGGAACAGAGTCATAGATTTCACCGCACTCACCGTCTGCAAAACGAATGAAGAAGGTGCTTCCGTCACAACCTGATTCTAGTACGGTTCCTTTAGAGGGACACTCAGGTGTCGTTGTATCGTCACCACCATCTGTTGTTGTTGTTCCGTCTGCGGTACAAGTAGTTTCTCCGGGTTTTCTGCTGTAGCCTGTTTTACAGTCACCACAACTATTATCTTCGTTTACAGTAGCGAAATCATCGGTACAACGGACTTCAGTGGTATCATCATCAGTAAAACCAAATCCCGGTCCCTCAGTAAACGTAATTGATCCCCCACACAAACGGGGGTTACGTTCTGCAAACGCAGGGCTTGAACACCTAGGGTCTCGTTCTGTGTCTCCTGTGTCTACTGTGTCTCCCGTGTCTACTGTAGTAGATGCACACTTACCGTCTTTATCTTCTAATCTTCCATCTGGACAAACACAGTTAC